TCTGAAGGCGGCGGCGATATTGCAATGCCACCATTAGATGAAACGCCAGCAATTGCTAAAGCGGCACCAGATCCTTGGCAAGAATCTCAATCGCAACAACAGCAAGCTAATCCATTTGGTGCAGTTCCTGATGAATTGCCACAAGAAGTTCAACAAGAGATGGCATCGCAGGATTATGAAGAGCAAGATACTGAAGAAGTTCAACAAGCACAGCCTATTGTTCAAGAGCAATCTCGCGAAGACCGTAAACCTACGCCACAAGAATCATTCCGTGCAGTGCGTGATGCAAAAGAACGCGCAGAGCGAGAACGTGATGCAATACTCTCTCAAATGCTTGAAATGCAACAGCGTATGCAATCGATGCAACAGCAGCCAAAGCAGGAAGAGCAACCGATAGAAGATTATGATATCGATATTGATGCAGATGCATTAGTTGAAGGCAAGCATGTTAAAAAAGTAACAGCAAAGCTTAAAGCAATGGAGCAGCAATTAAAGCGCTATCAAGCTCAGTCAGAAGAAGTTGCAGTAGAAGCAAGAATCAGAACTCAATATCCAGACTTTGAGAAAGTAGTATCGAAAGAAAACGTAGAGATTCTCAACGAACGCTTTCCAGAGATTGCTAAAACACTCAGAGATACGCCAGATATCTTCAACAAAGCAGCAGCAGCATATTCAGTGATCAAGAACTTCGGCATACATAAAGATGTCGTATCGAGAGATAATGATCGTGCGAGAACGATAGCTAATGCTCAAAAGCCAAGACCATTAACGTCAGTAAATCCAACACAAGGCGATAGCCCATTATCGAAAGCTAATGCATTTGCTAATGGTATGACTGATGAATTAAAAGAACAATTGCGTAAAGAAATGTATGCAGCTCGAAAGGCTATGTAAGAAATCTTTCCCTTGCATTCTAAATAAGATCTTTTCTATAATGAAGGTAGCGCAATATGAAGATTCGCTACCTTCAAATCTCAATTCCCTCCGAACGCAATATGAGACATCGTTCACCTCACAGGCGCAAAGCAAGTTTCGCCAACTTATGTAATTGTTAAACTAATTATGTAAAGGATAGCTATGGCTATTACTACTACATCTAGTTTGCCGGCGCCAGTTCAGCAGTCGTTTAGTTATAAACTGCTTTCAGTCCCCGTGCCAAACATGATTCATAAGATCCCCGCAATGTTGAAGAACATGCCTCGTAATGGTGGTACAACTCTTCGTATGCGTAGATACAATCCATTAAACGTTGCAATGGTTCCATTAGGAAATACTGGCGTTACTCCTCCAGCTCAAAATCTGACTGCAGTAGATATCGATGCTAAGATTTCATTCTATGGCACTTATGTAATTTTGAACGAACAAGTTACATTGCAAAATCAGGACCCAGTCTTGAATGAGTGCGCTGCTCGTTTGGGCGTTTCCCTTAATTGTGTGGGGGAATTAAAACTGAACCTGAATACCTTGGAACACCTAACGGCGCAAGCCTAAGGCAACCAGAGGGAACTTGATTAATTTGAACCTTTACGATTGAGATTATGAACTTCTTCAATTATTTTTTCCCGAATTTCTCGGCGCTTTTCAAAAAGAGCACGGAACAATTCAGAATGGCGATCTCCGCCATTAGGAAGAATAGTCTGTTGAAATTCAATAAGCTTATCGCAAACGTCTTTTTTAGAAATAAGATAAGATCTTATCTTTGGCAGAATTTGATACAAAGCGGCAGCAGACAAAGTCCATGTAGCAGAAGATTTTTTTACTCCTTTAGCAGGAATAAAAACAACACTTCCGCCAAATCGCTTCACCAACCATGGCATAACTGGAAGCTTGGTATTTCCAATCTCAACGGTAATGTTATAAGCGTGATTAGGTTTGTTTTTAGGCTTCCATTTTTTGATTCTAAAGCATCCTTCGGAATCAATAAGTCCTGCCAAGTATGGATAGTCATCCTCAATTGGAGTGATAGTATTTTTCATGTTCTCAAGAGCTTCTATAGATTCTTTTGTAATGAGATTTTCCATATGTTTGTCCTTTCTAATTTGTTCAATAAGGTTGTTTCTTATTTCTATAACATCGACGCTAATGGTTCGAAATTTGTTATGTTTAATGGTTTGTCCAAATTGAATGAATATTTCGCATTGGTTTTTTCGGTCAACCAAATAATTCAAGATAAGATTACTAAGATCAATTGCCTTCTGTCCTTTGATAGTCCAGCAAAAAGCATCTTTGTGATTAGTCTTGTAAGGTTTTTGTCGGATAGATCCACCAAATGCCTCTTTAAATTCAATAAGGACCGGTTTTTTAACCGATACGATTTGAATGGACTGCTCATAAACCAAGATTTTTCCTTGATAGAAATTTCCAAGGTAAAAGCACCCATCACCGTCGATATAACCAGCAATATATGGCAAAATATTCTTCATAAGCATAATAATACAGGCAAACTGAAGAATTGTCAAGACCCGCAGAGACTAAGCGGTTTAGAGTTAGCGTTTAGCTAACTATGCGATAGTCCGAACCTTTTCGAAAGATCAGGAGGGAGGAATAACAAGACTCCCCGCCTAGCAATAGGTCATAAAAGTAACAGAAAAGCAGACAAACAGAAGATCAGTTAACACGCGACATGTTGGCTTCAACAGCTGCGTTTATTAACTGTACGGCTGGTGTAAATGGTGACAATCCAACTGAACTTACTCGTTCAGATGTTGATGATGTGGTTCGTGCCCTTTTAGGGAATAATGCGTACACCATTCTTGATAACATCGAGGGTGAAGATAAGTTCGGTACAGCGCCTAAAATGAATGGGCGCTTTAAATTTTCTCTGATTGACTTGGAACCCGTAGTGGCATTTAGCTAACCGGCGACAAGGGCGAAGGATTTTTAAAAATCCACGCTGAACGACTAAGTGAGAAAACCTCGAAAGAGGATGCGATAGTCTGAACTGCGAAGGAAACTCGCAGAGGGAGATCCGAAGAGGTTTCCCCGCCTAGAAATAGGTCATAAAAGTAACAGAAATTGGTTCGTGATGCATATTTTGCGTTATGTCATACTGACTTAATTAAAGATATGGACAACGTTACTGGGTTCACGCAGAAGTCACAATATCCATCACCGATGAATGCATTGCGTTCAGAGTGGGGCGCAATTGGTAACTTACGTTTCCTAATTTCGTCTATTGGTTCTGTAAGTCTTAATGCATCATCTCTAGGCAATAATGTGTATAACATTTTTTGCGTAGGTATGGAGGCATATGCTTGCGTTGAACAAGATGGTTATTCAGCTCAGTTCATATATCGTCCGCCTATTTATGACAGCCCACTTGCGTTGAACGCATCTGTCGGTTATAAATTCGCAGAAGTTCCTCGGATCTTAAACGATCTATGGGTACTGAACTTACGTTGTACTTTAGCTTAAGGGAGATACTATGGACAATACTACAATAATTGGACAAGGTAGCTTCGTTGCATCATCTATCGGATTGGCTAACCCTAATCCAGGTCATGCTACAACAAGTAACTCTATTGCTGCATATATTCAGATTCCGTCAAATGCGGACTGGATGGTTGTTCGTAACTGGACTCAATTCGGTACTGCAAGTAGCGCAGGCGGCACGTACTT